AGGAGTAACTATAGATGATCTCCAGACTGTATATGGGCAATTTACTGCGGGAGAAGAGCAATATGCTATAGCGCAAATAGATCGAAAGGGTCAAAGTGCTGAGGAAGCTCGTCTTGAATTTGAAGAGATAAAAGCAGAATACAAAGCAAAGGGATTGTTAGATACACCTACTGATACAGATACTATACAGCAAAAGTATGACATCAGTGGACAGCAAACTAGGTTTGAAGAAGCAGAAAGAGAGTTAATTAAGAGGGTAAGTCAAATAACATATCTACCTGCATTACGTGATGTTGGAGAGGGTGTCGTTACCCTTAGATGGAATGTAAGTATCCCTAACTTAACAACACTTGCTAATGAATTAGTATTAGAAGGAGATGCTGATGTTCCTAAATTAGAGACAGTTGAAAAAATAACTCTATCTTCTTATGGTGCACACGCTCCTGCTCTAATGAATGTTAATGATGATTTTTTATGGGAGGTAAAACCGGAAACGTCTGCTAGATCGGGGGAATCTTTACCACATATTAAAATGCAGGAAAAGGGTGAACTACCTGCACTCGATTTTAATAAGCTAGAAGAAGTTGGTGGAAGGGTAGTACTAGATGGTACTTTTAATGAAACAGAATCTCCAAAAGACTTACAACTTGAAAGTCTACATTCAATTGGAGAAGGACTGAATCTACATCATGAGTCTAATCCAACTTTCCCTAACCTGTATTTAATTAAGGGGGGAGTACATCGTGACCCACCTATGAATTTACAAGAATCATCATATACGAGTGATGAGGATAAAAAAAATAAAAAGTTCATCAAATATAAGGATTATGCAAAGAATGCAAAGGAAAAAGCTTTTCATGCTCCTAATTTAACTTTAGTGGGACATTCTATATCAATATACGAACATGACTATCTTCCGAATTTACAACGAGTAGGTAAGAACATAAACCTCTATATAGATGGAGACCTAGAACAAGTACAAAAGACTCTGGCACGTATGGATAAAGAAAATTTTCTGCCAAGCCTAACTCATGTGGGAGGTCACATAATGATCTTTGCACCTGCCGTAGATAAGGGTAAACACACAGCGACTCGTTACTTACATCCCGGTGGCAAAATTTCAACGCAACAATGGACTACTTTAATTAAAACCGAAAAAGTAGATTCAGATTTTACTGGATATGCAGATGAAAACAATTTCACTCATAGAAAAATTGTATCGAATGAATATTCACCACATGGATTAAGACGATTAGAAAAAGAAGAAGCACACGCCGCAGGTACTGACCCCAATACTGGATATTGGTATCCTAATAAGGAGTATGGTGATACAAAACCACAAGGCGTTGCTCTGATGTATGGGGGAGATCATGCTATTGTTAGTGACTCCTTTCCTAATATTGCTCCTCAGTTAAAGTACACATACGATGATGAAACCAATCCTTATTCAAGGCATGGTGGAGGAAGTAATAAAAATATACCAGAAATAAATTATTCCCAAGCCAGATGGTTTTCGGCAGTTTGGGAAGGCACAGAGCTTGATCCTAGACAGTATGGTATCCCTAAAGTTGATAGTAGGTTCTCTAAATTAAAGAAGACACCTAATGAAGAGGAGCTAGAAGCAGAGTGGAGAAGTGTACAGAGGGCTAAGAAAACTAGCGATACCAGACTGCCCCCTAAGAAGGATAAGGTTACGCTTAGTAAAAAAGCTCGTGCGATCCTAGATGCAAAACCTACTGCAAAAGACCTCACACATGCAGCGATCCTAGACCCCAAGGGTAATGTACGCTCATCCAAAGTACTGATGTCACGTGCGGCAAGACATGCAGTAGATACACGTAGCAAAAGCTGGAATCCCTTGAAAAAATGGACAGGTTTTGCACAGCCATTTGCAGATAGTCTGACTAAGCGTTTGGTTTCTCAGGGAACGCTCCCCGACTCGGATAAATACAAGGCTCTTAGACGTAGAGTAAAAGGTATAATTCTTGCCGGAGAAACCGCAGGTAAAAAAGTTTACGATGCCCTTAAAAAGTCAAAGCAGAAGGAGTTAATATTCAAGTACCTCACTACTAAAGATTTTAATCCAAACCAGATAAAAGATTTGGGAGAAAGGCAGACTGCCATCTCAGCAAAAAAACAGATCAATGAGATAGGTGAGATGCTGGTAGAACGTAACTTAATGAAGAAAAAAACAAAGGAACAGTACGAAGGTGAGTACCTACCTAAAGTCTACCTGAAGTACCTGCTTGGTGAGGATAACTTCAGGAAGGCCACCACCAAAGGTGGGATGGGTCTGGACATGTCGTATCTGATTGGGCGTAAGGACATACCCGAAGGTATACGAAAGTTAATCCTAGGTGAAATAGAAGACCCCGGATACCTTGCAAGTAAAGCTGTGGCTGTACCACAGAAAGACATAGCCATCATTGACTGGCTTAAGTCTATTGCGGGCAACGCTAACTGGGTACTGCCTAGTTCTCTTATTCAGTATGATGTGCTGGGTAAAATGAAGAGTCTCACAGCAAGTGTAGACCTACAAAAGCAATTGGAACTGGTAGACACAGATGGTAGTCAGGTCTCTGCATTCTGGTTGGCTAACGAAGCAGATAGAATATTCAGCCAGACCAAGCTCATGGACTTGAGTGATGTGGAACGTAAAATTGTGGTTGACCTGACCGAAGACATGAAAGCACAGGCACAAGCACAGATAGCAGAAACACAGGGCAAGATTGATCCTAAGCTGTATTCTATGGTACCAACGACACCTAAGTATGGTCAGTTGGCTGGGATGGCAGTACGCAAGGAAATAGCACAGGATATATTTGGCAGTATGAGCATGACCACAGGTGACATCTCCTTGGCAGAAAGTGTGTTCGGAGATGGAGGAACAGTAGGAGACTACAATCGTATATGGAAGTGGTCTAAGGTTTCTGCAAACCCACCGTCTTGGGTGCGTAACTTCGTGTCCAACTTAACACTTATGAATCTAGGTGATGTACCTTTTGCTAGGATGCCTGACCTTATGCTAAGTTCCCTTACTGATATGCTGAAGAAGGGTAAACATAAAGGACGGTTACACCAGCTTGCAAAAGATATAGGTCTGACATCTGGTAACTTCAGTAGTGCAGAATTAGGTAGGATAGAGACAGAGTTTAAGGATTTAATGCAACGCATGAGTGCCAAAGATAAATCTGGAATGCGTGTACTTGGCCCAATTAAGGGTGCCTTCAATGTAGTGCGCGACTCTACCTCTAACCTGTATGGTGGTATAGACTCACTTGGCAAGATGATGATGCTCAAGTATAAGATGGATCAATCTGGTCTCAAGATCAAGGACATTGGTGCATATTCAGAAACAGAACTGGCTCTCCTCCATGATGCCGCTTACGATGCAGAGAAGTATCTATTTGATTACAGTAACCCTCTTCCCTCAGTTAAGTGGCTGAGGCGTGCGCCATTTGGTGCCCCTTTTATTTCCTTCACTAGCTTTGCCGCACCGTTGATACTAGAAGCCGCCATCACAAAACCATGGAAGTTCCTACCGTACTATCTGTTAGGGTATAGTGCAAAGGAATTATTTAAAAGTATTAATGATCTGGACGAGGAGGATTACGAAGGTCTTAAGGTAAGTATGAGTGACTACCTCAGAGAGAAGGCTGAGGGGGCTGGCCCTTATCCTGTGATACCATGGCCTTACATTGACGAGAATGGTAGGATACAGTTCATTGATGTGAGCTATCTGTATCCGTGGGGAATGTTCTCTGAGGTATTGGGAGAACTGTTTAGCGGTGACTTCGGCAAGGCAATCCGTACTGCTGGTTTAATGGGTAGTCCAGCCGTAACAACTGCTTCGGCTATTATCACAGGTGTCGATGGCTTTACTAGACAACCTATTGTGGATGACTTTGGTACATGGGATGAACAGGCCGCAGATATGGGCTGGTTTGCATTTAACCTAACCATGCCACCAATGCTCCACGGAATTGGTCAAGGGCCGGGACAGGGGTACGGTGCAGTCAAACGTTTATGGGAAGCGTTCCACGGTCAATTAAATAAAGAGGGCGAAGCTAGATTTACGTTACCTCAAGCCACCGCACGTATGGCTGGTATTAATATTACACCTATTGCTGTACCAGAAGGTAGGAACAAACAGCTACGCTATGAGTACTCCAGAATGCAGAAGCTGTTGCGTTTAGCTAAGAGAGACATTGTGAATATGATTATGATGCAGGAATCTAAGGAGGATATACAGGAAGCCGCAAAAGATTATAGAAAAAAGATACAAAAAATGGCAGGTAAATTTAGTGAAAATGTTAAGACAAGTAAACCACCTGTCAGTCTTCTTCGTCAGAGAGAAGCGGTGCTGAAGAAGAGGAGGAGAGCCGCTGTTCAATCTCAGTAATTCTCCTAAGTACTTGAGATGTAACTACTACTAGTTGATTTACCTGTGTAATTATCCGTTCTATTGTATCTACTAATAGTTCATCCTCGTCCATTATCTCTCTTCTTCTCTCCGAGAGGTCTACGACTTTCTTCATAGTCAAGGATTCCTTTATCTTTTTCATGATATTCTGAGTTGTCTCTGAACGGAAACATCTCCCATTCAATTTCATTGGGTAGTACTTGTATTTTTCCTTTGTTCCTAGAAAATTTTCTTATCTGCTTTGCAAAGTCTGAATTATCTAATGACAATTTCTTAAGTCTTTGCTTTCTCTTCTTCGTTATTATTGCAAATGGATTTACTAATCTTTTTACTTTCATAATACCTCACAAAATCCTGCGGAACATGCTAGTTCTTGACTTGCTACGGTGTAGTCCTCTTCCTCGTACTGAGTAAGGGTTGACCAATCTGCTTTACATATCATATTTGTTAAATGGTTGAATGTTTTCTTATCACAGTCTTCGTATGGAGCCTGTTTATATGAGTGATCTGTATGTGGTAGGAAGGACACGCCAGACATGGTCTTAAAATTATTAAACACCCATGCTCCCACCTCAAGCCACTCATCCTCCTTAACCGTGATAGTAACTGATGGTTTATGTTGACACCAATGCTCTTGGTAGAGACTCCACACCTCAAGCTGTTGGATGGCTGACCTTTTTTCCCTTGTAATACTACCAGTAGGGCTTTTAACAGGAAAAGAAAATACTACTGTGTCGTTGGGTTTACTAACGTCTGGTTCCCACACCCACTTCAAGTCCTGCATAAATACAGTTAAGGGGTCTTTACTGTCCATACGTACTCGTCTTATATAGTATGGTGAGTGCCGTGAGTGTATACCGCTTGCGCTGTCCACCAGTTGTGATACTGTGCCGGAGGGTTTAACGCATGTGATGGATGCGCTGGGATTAACACCTATCTCTTCTGCTAGTGCTTCATTTGTTTGCACAGCTATCTCTCTAAGGTGCTGTAGGTTCTCTGGTTTTGGGTTGGCAGTCAGAGTATTGTCCATGATACCTGTCAAACTTACGCCCAAAAGTCGCTCTTCATCACAGTTTTTACGCCAGTCTCTTGAGAGATACTTAAAATTAGTCAACGTAGACTGAATTGTACCTAACATGGTAGCTAGTTTTACCTTCTTACCTATGTCTGTCATTGTATCCTCAGATCGGACAACTACCTCAGAAAGGTTACAGAACTGCCGTGAGCGCAATATTATTTCAGAGCAAGGGTTAGTACCAAAGGAGTGAATGTTTTCGTCAACGAACCTGTCGGAATGTTTTTGAGCTTGTAGAGCAGATGCCTTTGAAGAAAAGATACCTCGCTCACCACTCTTACTATCATACAGGGCTGTCCACTCACGTAAGAATGTACCTGTGGATGGTTCCTCATGGTAGTTGGCTGAATTGTTTGCCAATGCTCTCTGCGGATTCTCATGGAACCATGCTCCTGACTTGGCATGACGCATCTCATCATCATCTATATCACTTAGGCTTAACAGGGCTGACCGTCTAACTCCCCCTACCACTACTATCTCTGCCACTTTACATACTATGTCATGGCATTCTATGGGTTTAAGTTTACGCCCCCTTGCTTCCTGCATAGTCTTAATAGTAAAATTAAATAAATTATCTAATGGTTCAGGCCCACTAGCTCTTCCTCCAAATGTTTTGAGTATTGATCCTGCCTCTCTAATATGGGACAGATTCCACTTGGGTATGTGTCCTGAGTAGATGAGTGCAATCAGTTCCTTAAAGGCTCTAGCCCATCCTAATTTTGAATCTGCCACAATGATGGTGGTGTCGGTATTATGTAATTCATATGGTACACTAGGTAGTTTTTCCGTGTAACGTCTCTCAACTGAGAAGCCGATACCAGTACCATTCATGAGTATGTATAGTATTTCATCAAAGGATCGAATGTTATCCACATGTACATAAGCACAGTTATATCCTGCTACGTTTTCCTTTTTCAATGCAGAACCTGCGGTCATGAGACAACGCATGGATGGCATAATGTCAAGCCTAAGAACTGCCATTTTTAAATCAAATATATCTGTATCTTTAAACTTATAGTCGTAGTTATCCTTCAGATGCTCCTTAAAAAAATTGAAGTACCTGTCCACAGTCTCTTCCCATGTCTCTCGTCTCTTCTGGTCATAGTTCCATCTAGAGTACCGTGAGAGGTGAATGAACTGCTGATATTGAGTTGGAAGTGTTATCATTTGTTGTTCTCTGTTAGTATTATTTTTGAATTACTTACAATCTTGCCGTCAGTCTTTTCAACAAACGCCTTCCCTTGATGTTCAAGTGAGGTCAGGACATAATCGTATTCACCATGTCCCCCATCAAGTACCTTAGAAGATATAAGTTGCTGTCGTGTGACTGAACCACCCCTGTTAGCTAGGTACTCAATGACTCTCCTCCATTTATTCTGCTGTACACTCTCACCGAGTTCCCTATCAAATAAATATCTAGTACATTTTTCAGCGTACAAAGATAAGGAAATACCTGCCATAATAGCAGATTCACCTATGATCTGACTGTCACTATCTAGTAAGTATTGGAAAAGCATCGCTGATTTCAGTACACTAGGTGACCACCTCTTGAGGAATGGGTCTAGTATGGATTTTGTACCGTCATTAGAGTCATGGAAACGTGAGAACATATCATTATGGTAGTCCTCAAATATCTTTTGGCCTTCTAGCGATATACTATACTCTAACGAAACGGAAATATTGTCGAGTTGATTATAGATTTCGGACAATAATCTGTACGAATGAAGCTCCTGTATCTTCATATTTTTCTGTGGAAGTGCATGTGGAACCTTATCTGTTACAGGTGGTTTGAAGAGTAGGAATCGGGCTAGAAAGCCTGACCCTGCATCATCTTTACCTAGTAGACCCTGCAAAAATTCAAGTGTAGACACACCTGAGATAGCAACAAAGGGAGAACGGAGTATCTTACTACCTCTTGTTCTTGTTACATCCTCAAAAAAGGTAGGTACATCATACAGTTCTGTTAGATTTTGCCTGAACCCTCTGTTATGTACCGTCTCCAGCGTAGCCAACCATGCACCAAACTCGGAAAGGAGCCACACACCACCACCTGTTTCATCAATGCGGTCAATACAGGCCTCCCATGAAGCTTTGTTCGGTAACACCTTGCGTATGGACTTATACCTTTCCAGTTCATTGACGGATTCCATCAGTTCATCATCTCCGTCTTGTACTCCGTCACCACGTAAGGTATTAATTCTTGATTCTACATCCCTAATCTCATGTATAATCTTTTGTTCCCTATCCCTGAGTCTAGCCGATCCTGCGTTCAATGCAGTTGTTTTAAAAGAACCGCTCTCTGAAATAGAAAGACACCACAGGTTACCGTATAATGGAATAAAATAGTTGGGAGGTTGGATGGTGAGTTTGATTCCTGCATGGGCACCAAGACATGACAGGGCTGTACCATAGATGATGGCTGAACTTGCTTCAGTTAGTTCACAGGCTTCACGTACATGATCACGTAGTATGGGTGGCATGTGTGTGTCGTCAAATTCCTCTGGTTCCTTCTGGTCAAGGAGGGAAGAACATATCTGCTCCATCTGTTCTGGCTGAGGTAGGACTACATGTGTTTTCTGGTGATGTCGTAATTCAACTGAACGCTTGACAAAAAGTTCACTAACCTTTACTCCAAGACTCTCACAAATGTTACGTATATCACATCCTGAGTGACAGCGCATTAGTATCTTGTCAGGTTCAAGTGTAACACTCAAGGAAGGCTTCCGATCTTCATGCGTAGGGCAAATCGCATTGGCAGTAGAGCCTGACCAAGAAACCCCCTTGAGTTGGGCAATTATCTTATTGTGTACCTCTTGTATGTCATTGATTGTCTCTGACCTTTCTGATTCAGTCAGGAACTCATCAACGTTCAGATTGTCGAAGTCCCACGATTTATTAAGGTTTAAAGCCGCAGACTCAATCTCAAATGGCACCTTGCCCTCTTCAATTAAGGTGAGTAGCGACTGTTTTTTATTCTCTTGTGGAATATGTTCCAGATAGTCTGATACATCACCGCCCTTATCAAGTGTAGGAATATTAACTATCCAGACCTTAGATACAAACTCTCTGATGTGTTCGCCAGTCTCCTGTGCAAACTTCTTACCTGCGTCATCGTTATCTGGAATAATAAAGGCTTGATCAAACCCACTGAAATATTTTTCTGGAAAGTCTGACTGTTTCTTTAGGAGGGGAGACCATGCATTGCTACCTCCTGCTATGGTAGTAGCCACTAAGTCTATATCGTGCAGAGTATCTACGTCCTTTTCTCCTTCAACAAATATGATTGCTCGTTGATCCTTAATGTCAGGCCATCTGTAAGGGACTTGCCTTATGCCATCCCAATTCCAGACTTCCTTGCCTGTTACATCTGTACGTAGTCTCCGAAATTCCTTGTTAGGAAATTTTACTACTGTATATAGTAGTCGTCCATTTCCATCTTTATATTCATGTTTTATCTGTTCCATTTAGTGCCCCACATTTAACTATGATGTACCCCTTTTTACGTGAATCTTTTTCGCATCTGATAATTTTGATCTTATCTACCTGTGAATCATCTTTGAACCACGGTAGTGCATCCTCTACTATCTTAATTAGATTGGATATGTCTCGTCTCCGATTGTCTGGTGGGTATACCTCAATATCCAGCCAAACTCTCTCTGTTTCATATATCATTTTAGTATCTGCAAATATCACACCACAGGCTCTCTTAAATGCTTTACCCCTTGCTGAAATATATACACCCTTTGCCCTGACCTTGTATAGAGAATTAACTGATACAGGCCACGGCAGGATGGCAGAATAACAATTCAAATTGTAGTTTCTAAGTTGTGACGTAGATTGCGTATTCGTACAGTATAACCTGTGTATCCGTCTTTAGTCTTATACTGTTGGATTGTTTCTATCTGGTAATGACGGTCTGGCAACAGGAGAGTAACCAGACCGCCTTCAGTAGAGGACAGAGCGTATCTTTTCAACGGTTGACCTCTACCTACCTAGAACGGTATGTCAGCCCCCGATGCTTCCTTTACAGGAGGGGGAGTTAGGGAAGTGACAGGAGATGCATCAACAGAAAATGCTGAGACCTCACGTACTTCATTGTAACCGTTCTTATTGGGGCCGAAATCTACCTTAACGTACTTACCTTCTAATTCGCTAAGGTTAGCAAGAGTCTTAAGGCCAAGAGCCTTGGCATATCGTGCAACTTTACGTTTGCCAATACCATCCTTCACCTTGCCCGCATCATCGTGCTGGTTGTTCATATAGATGGCCTCAAATATCCATTGCCCATCATACTGAGGGTTACCTGTGATTTCTACAGGCATCAACAGCTTGTTGTGTCCTTTAGAATCCTGACGGACTTCAGGCAGAGGTGCCTTAATCTCACATACATACTCCCCAACAGGTATTTCTATCCGTTTGGTTTCTGCGTCAAGTGTTTCTTGTACATTCTCAATTGAAAATGCTAATTCAGAGTTTTCCATATTTATCCTTGTGTCTGAGTTTTCTGAGTTTTAGTTGAGGAGCCACCCCAAAAGTTAGAGATTAACTTCTGGTACTCATCCCAATCTGCTGGGATTTCGGCTGGTAAATCGAATCGGTTCTTGGCATCGACACCCATAGAACCACTTGTATACAGGAAGCGTTTGCCTGACTGAATTGCCCTGCTATCTTTCCTGTTAAATCCGCTGTCGATCTTCTTGACGATGGTTTCAAAAGCCACAAAAAGAATTACATCTGCCCATTCCATCACATCAGCAGACAGAGATTTATGGAGCTTTAAGATGTATGAATCATACGGCTCCATTGTAGGCTTGTTAATTGTCCTAATCTGTGTATGACAGACCAGAATGGGCTGGATGTCCTGAGTATCTCGTAAGTAGTTGAGACCACTCAGTAATTTAGCCATTTCGCCACGAGAATATGAGTATGCTTTACCATAACCGAGGTCTTCCGGTGCTTTTATAGAGTGATTTACACAGACCTTTGATTGAGCTAAAATTTCTAGCTTGTCAACTGAGTCCATAATAATACGTTTGATTCCAGTTTTTTCAGAGGCTAGTTCACGTAGGGTTTCCATAACCTTATCCCACTTATCAGCATTTTCCTTAACATCTCCTGTGGGAACACAGTCATGTATAAGGTTGATACCTGTCTTGTGAAATACATTCTCACCTCCGTCATCTGCATTGAAAACAAACGCTGGTTCCTTTTTCGTATGAGATGCACATGCAAAAGTTGTCTTACCTGCACCTGTTTCACCCTCTACCACTAACTTTTCCGGCTTTCTCACGACTTGCCTTTTATATTTTTCAAGCATTATTGCCTTTGCTTAATAGTTGATTGATTGATACCTTATCTTCCTTCCACATACGCCACTTGTATTTTTTCCAAAGACCTAGTAACTTGTCTAGGGTTTCCTTAATCTCTGGTTCAAATATCCGCTCCGTACACCTTGGACAGAATAAGTGATTGCTTCTGCTCTTGCAGTTGGACATCCACCATGCGGTGTCCTCATCCAGTTTTCCGCAAAAACAAGGGAGGTTACCGTTGTCTCCCTTTTTATAGCCTAGTTCATTGAACCTTGCCATAATCTGTTTATCTCTCTTGTTTCTCTCCCTCTCTTCTTTTGAGACGAAACGCTGTTTGTTCTTCGTATTCCAAGATTTCTTGAAGTTGCCCGATTGTTGATAAGGCATTGTATATGAGGTACTTTGCTCCGTCATTGTTTTCCTCCTTCAGTTGATCTAATGCTAGGTCAAGATGTTTTTCTATCACATTGAGTCTGTTATATAGTCTTGGGTCTCTCATTGAATCCTCTGAACTAATTCGTTTACACTTACAAAGTTTTCATAGTGACATTTATCATATACGTTACACCACATTGGTGAACAAAGAGCGTGTGATCTATTCAGAGGCCAGTAGTCATTGTCAATCCTACTGTTTAGTTCAGTAAGTAATTTGTACGCCATAAACAAATCTTCTGCTGTTAAGTCTGTCTTAAGAAAGACTGGTGGCTGATCTGGTATGATGAGATGATTTTCAAATGCTGGTATCTCTGTCAGATTCCTCTTCTGCATAATTACTAATGCATAAAGTGCGCCTTGCATGATCCATTCACGTTTGGCTTTCTTAGCAGGTTTAGATTGTCGCTTTATGTCTATAATGAGGGGCAAATTTTGCCTCTCGGCAACAATGTCCATGTAACCTGTAGTTCGTCTTGTATGACCATCGAAGATAATGTTAAAAAAGTGCTGAGTTTCCAAGGGTTTGTAGTTGATCCATCCCATGTAGTCCTCAACTGCCCTTACGTGTGTGTCCAGAGACTGTGCCAACTTAACATACTCAGCGTAGTCCATTGCTTCTTCCATCTGAGAAAGTTTATGTTCCATATCCTTACGTATGTTGGAACCTTGAATGCCTGTCATAATATTCTTAAGACCTGCCTCATACCCTGCATCAACAATGGTTCCTGCTCCTGAGTAAAAGTTATATTTAAACGAATCACCACCTACCTTCTTATACCATAATTGCTTTGAACAAAATGATGTGGAACTTGAGTGGCTTAACTTAATGTCTGGATGTACCATTAGTTTATATGGTTGATAGGTTCACTAAAATTTTCAGATGAGACGGTTCCTTCGATGGCCTCTTGTTCCTCTTGGAGCATATTAAATGATGTCACTTCAAAGAGAATTTGGTTACTGGTTAGCCACATAATGATGGCTTCACGCCCAATCCAACGTACAGAGAACTCCCTGAAAACCCTACCCTTATAGACTCTTTTATTTTCAACAGAAATGGAAATCCAGTCTTCTTCTGATGTG